TTTTTAAGTTTGCAACCGATTCATCCAAATCTCTTTTTGACGACTCCTTAAAACCTTTAATTCCATCACGTAAAATATCGACACCTTTTTTTGCAACTTCAAAAGCTTTTCCAATGTATGGTATATTAGATAATATTCCCAATATTCCACTAACCGCTTTCAACAGATTGCCATATATAAAATCTAAAACCGTGGCAAGTCCATATTGCAAGCCTCTTAGTTCTACCATAACTCCAGCAATGTATGTATTAAATACACTTTTGATGACATCCCACATCTTCATAAAAAACGGCACAACGGTATCCCAATTCTTTATAACAAGATAAGCTGCGGCTGCAAGTGCAGCTATTCCAATTACTATTAATGTTACTGGGCTAAATAATAATGAAAATGCCTTTATGCCAGCACTGATTCCAGTTGTCAGTTTTCCTATTATTATCAAGGCGGGACCTATTGCCACAACTAACCCTGTTATTATTCCGATGGTTTTCTGCGTTTCAGGACTTAAGGTTTTAAACCAATTTATTAATCCGGAAATATGACTTGCAAAACCTTTTACCGCAGGTATGACATTGTTCTGAATAAACGGAATTAAAGCACCTGTTAATATCGGCATAAATGCAGTCCCAATTTCAGCACCTGCGACTTTGAATTGCATTTTTAACGCATCCATGGAATCACCAAAGGCACGTGCTTTAGCGATACTTTCATCGCTCATTACCAAACCAAGACTATGTGCTTGTGCTTTTAATCTTTCAACCTCCGCACTTCCTGCATTAAGCAATGGAGCCAATTCAACCCAGGATTTACCAAACAATTTAGATGCTGTAATGTTTCTATCAGATTCATTTTTCATCCCTGATAATTTACCAATAACTTCATTATAAACATCGCTTATTGGTCTTGTTTTTCCCGCTGAATCACTCATACTTATTCCGAGTGCTTTCATAGCCTTTGAGGAATCACCAGTTCCAGCTTCGACACCTTTTAGTTTATTTGTAAACTGCGTCATGGATTTTTGCACAGTATCAATGGGTATATCAAGTTGATTAAGTGTAAACATCCATTCTTGTGTTGATTTCGCACTGAGTCCAGTTTTTTCAGACATTACACCTATTTCATCCGCATATTTTGCGGCATCATCTGCAAGCTTTATTATTCCAACACCAGCTGCAATCGCAGGAGCAGTTATATATTTACTGAATCCGGTACCTACTGATACCATTTTGTCACCAGTTTTTTGAAGCTGTTCTCCGACAACATTCATGCCATTCTTAAAATTCTGCATATGAGTAAGTCCGCCACCGAGTTCAGTATTTAATTTTGCCTGTGCGATTTGCATATCAAGTAGGTTATTTTTTAATTTCATGGCGGCTGCAGAGTTGACACCCATCTTTTCAGATGTCTCGGTATATTGCTGTTTAGTACGGGTGATTTCAGCGGTTAATATTTTTTGAGTTTCGGCATTTGATTTGGCTTGCTTTACCAACCCCGAAAGACTTGTAGCAGTCTTATCATTTTCAACTTTCCAGAGTTCCATTTCTTTTTTTATTGTTGAAGTTTCAGTCTTTGCTATCTGGACAGCTTTTTGATAACTTGAAGCATCAAGTATTAGTTTCGCAACCATTTGTTTTTCAGACATAAATATCAACCCCCGTTAAATATCTTATCTATCCCATCGGTCATAACCTGTTCTATTTTTTCATATGCCTCGCCTTGAGATTCATCCATAGATGGTCTAATCCATGGACGTGCGGGTTCTTTTGAAGTTCCCCATTCACTGAATTTCGCATAATAAGCGCTAGATATATCGCCTTTAGTCGGTCCAACAACCTGAGAATATGAACCATCTTTGAACTTTCTAACTTTGCCCATTCTGATATTTTTTTCTAAATCGCCTGATTTTCTATGTAAAATTTGATATACTTTCCTTTTCATCGTCTTTAAAATAATATCCCCGCCTGCATTAAGTGCATCTTTGAAAACCTTTTCACCTTCTTTATCCATTTTGTCAAGAATATCAATCATCTCTTGAAAGCCTGATAAGTTTAAACCAATATTATCTTCCCCTGCTGTTTTTGATACATATTCTTTAGCCATAAACCCACCACCTCAAAATTAAAGGAGGGCGATCAATATCCCTCCTTTTGTCTCTGCCATTCTCTTTCCTCATTTTCGAGCATAAAACATGCCATCCATTCAGTTATCTCTTCCGAACTTATCCGTTCAAGGAGTTCTCCGACTGTGTATCCAAGTTCGCGGGCAAGTCTGAAGTAGAATCGTCTTTCTGAATGGCACTCAAATTTTTTGCGGCTTCCTCCGTTGATTTTGCAGTCATTCCATTAAGTTCAATTGATGCCGTATAAAGTCGCTGTAATACATCCCCATCTTTTGCTGAAAGGATAGCTAAATCTTCATCGGATGTGGTAAAAAGTTTATTACCTTCTTCATCACATAAGCTCATAGCCACAACTAAAACCTGATTATCAAATAATGTATCCCAGTTGACTTCCGCGCCTGCTTCGCTTGCTCTGATTGATTTACTCCAAAACATGGAACGATCTTTCCCGGTCCACTTACGGAGATAAATAGCACCACCCCATTCAGGAATATCAATCTGTGTTGTCTTGCAATCTTTAGCATTAATAATTTCATTTCTTGATAACATCTAAATTCCTCCAAAATATTTATTTTATGTTGCTGTGGTACTTGTGACTCCTCCTGAAACAATCAAGCCTGCCGAGTATGTTACCGCCCCACTTACGCCCGATTTAACATCATATGAAGTTACAAAACATTCACCCTTCTTTTCAATACTTCCGGTTGCTGTTGAGAATGGATAGTATTCAAACGATTTCGTGTCAGTGCAACCAACAATACCTGATAAAACTGTATCAACCGCCGATGAAAAACTACCCGATATTGAACCATTACCGGATTTTAAACCCATCACATATTGTTTTGCAGTGTCTGAGAATCCTGTTACTTCAACTGTGTCGGCTGCTTGAGGTATGCTTGCATCATTCATACCAGTTGAAATGTCTGTTAAAGTTCCCGCCGCATTATCAATAAAAAACTTTGCTCCTTTTCCATGGAAAAATGCCATAAAAATCATCTCCTTCTAGGTCTGTGACGACCTGTTAATTGCTACACCAAACGTGCATGTAGATAATAATGTGCATGATGCCTTGACGTACTGCCTGATTTCACCTGTGATTGCTACTCTTTGAGCGGATGCACCTAATTGTGCGGCTGCGAACGACGCCACTGTTTCCCAACTCGAACCGTCGGATGAATGATCTATTACAATTGCGGCATCTGAGGTATTTGTCGCTGAAACATATAAATAACCAGCCCCACCATTAGTTGACTTACCAGTATTGTTTAATGCTGCCCCGCTGCTTGAAGCTGTTGCTACTGCCAAGGGGCGAATACATATCACTGACTCTTTACTAACGTTACTTTGACATGCCGCTGCAATTCTTACTGCTCCGGATATTGAAGCTTTAATATCAAACTGCGTGTCAAATCCTTTTAGACCATACCCGCCAACTCCAACCGATTCACCGCGCGGATACCATGTCCAAATGTTTTCAGTTGTCGATAAAGCATCTTGTAAAAATTGGTCTATCTCAGCCGTGGAACCTATACCTAATCCTTCAGCATTTAATTGAGCAGATTTTAAACCCATGATATATTGCTTTGCTGTATCAGTAAAAACCGTAGTTTCAACTGTGTCAGCGCTGACATTCGCATTGACTGAATCCAGATAGGATGATACTGGATTGCCATTGACATAAACCCGTGTATTTTTGCCATGATAAAAACTCATCTTTTTCACCACCTCCCGGACATAAAATAAGATGTCTCAGTGGACATCTACTTGAAAATATTTATGTTTAGTTCGTTTTACATTTTTCTTTTTCTTACGAAGTTTTAAATATGTTTCTTTATTTATCTGTTTCACTTCATACCTCCGTATGCCAGATTAGCAAATCGATGATTTTACCATACCGTTGAGTGTCATCCTCATATGAATCGGGACCGTCTTCGTATTCAATGTTTTTTACTTCCACGCCGCCGGCACCGCCCATTGTTTGATTGATGTAATTTTGTGTTGCCGCCCTGATTTGTTCTTGCACCGCAGATACCGCAGAATATGATAAGCCCCATGATGTTGTCTGAATACGCGTCATTGCCCCGTAGTCAGCACTGAAGCCATGCAATTTAGGGGAATCAATTTTTTGCAGGACAACCGCCGGAAAAGTTGGTGTCTGTGGCAATTTCATTAAATGAATCCGATTCGAGACAAGCGCAGTTAATCCGGCATATCCGATTAAATAAGTTAACAAAGCCGATTCAATAACCATTAAATCACTTCCTTGCATGGTATCAATAATTCTTTATTGTCTTCGCCTAAATTCAAAACAGCAAGAAATTGCAGGTACCTATTTTTATATTTCAGTCGCATTGTTGAATTGAGATTAGCCCGATACCGCATTTTTATTTTAAAAGTAGCTTCACTAACTCTTTCTTGTTGTAGCCATCTTTCACTACCGGAAACGGGTTCTATACTGCACCAGATATTTGTAGCGAGGTCTGTCCATGTCTCAATATCCTCGCCGAAACTATTTTTGGATTTTGCAAGGAATTGAATTGTGCCTTGTTTATCAAGTTCTCCAGCTCTCATCACATCCACACCCTTTTATTTGCAAGCAACCTTCTAGCGGCTAGCGGTATTTCTTTGAGTTCACCAAATTTTGTATCCCGGGAGTTCTCACGGTTTTCGTAAAGGTCACCGACAATTAATTTCATGGCTTGTTTAATTGTTTTGGGAACATTGGTTGAAGTACCATAGCCTGCGACATATTCAATATTAATTGGATTGACCGGATATGGCGTTACAGATGGCCAACTTCCGTCATATTGTAAAACAATTCTCCCAGGTTCGGATTTTGTATCAACGATATAGCTATCAGTACTCATGGTATATTCCACGCCGTCACAATCCGTATATTTCACGGAGGCGACTGAAACCAATGGGGCATATGGGATTTTGATATGGTCTTTACATGGCCATTCGTCTAAATAATAATTCCAAGTCTGATTAATTAACCTTCTGCCAGTATGTTCCTCGACTATATCCCGCGCCACCGTGATAAAACTTTCAATATCTGAATCTTCCGGTGATTCCGGAGCATATTCCAAAACATTCACACCATA